GCTATTGTTTGTGACTGAAACAGTCTAATAATGATAATATAGTGTGTACAATAAAACATAATATATAAATAAATCCATAGCAAAGTGCCAGTGGGTATATTGGATTTTCTAATCCTAAATTCTAATAATGAGTTTTCTAACTCTAAATTCTAATAAATGGGATATAATTTAGCTGGGAACAGGGTCAACTCCCATGTAATAGATGACAGGTGCCCCAATCCAGCCAAGAAAGGTAAAGTCCTCTCCAGCAGCGACCATGGTCTGATACAAGGTTGCCCCTGTTCCGTTACTAGTAACTGCCAGGAGCTTAACTGCATCACCACCTGGCGAGAAGGCTGAATATGCACTAGAGGCTGCTGTACTCGAAGTAGTCTTGCAAAACCTAAAAGGAACTGCAAAAGGAACCTCAACTTCACAGCCTTCTTGTGTATTATTCATAGTCAACGCTGTCCCACCAGAAGTACCACGGTATGACTGGAGGAATCTGTAGGCCAGAATACTCTGGGCAATATTCGTGTCTATATTTTCAACATGAGGTGATCCAAGTGCAGTGGATGCATTGGTCAAACCCGTCATACGCACTACAGAAGTAACTTTTGTAGGCCTATTAGACAAGAGTTTCCATCTAATTGAACCCCGCCATCCGGCATAAGCACGCTTAAGATAGCAGATATAAGACATACCAGCATAATTGTAACTCAATGCCAACAGCGTGGTGTCGGGTCCATCAGGATTTAGACCTCTGTCAGTAGGCATCGCCCGAAAAGTCATATCAAAAAGATAATTCTTAGTGGAAGCTGCGAATGTATAAACTCTCTGGTGTGTGTATCGTTTGAGCATCTGCCTAAATGACAAAACTCTCTCACCATAAAAGATGAGGGGCTTCTGATCAATCATTCCAACAACATTAGGAATTAAATCTATCACGTTGGCAGATCCTTCAGGTGCATTTTCATCATCTGGAACTACTTCCGTTGAGGACTGTGTTTCTAAGGAAAAATATCCACCAAAATCCAGATCAGATTCAGCTGCTTCTTCAAACAACATAAACTGATCCAAATTATTGGCTGGATTCATCACCTCATAATCCTCATCAGCGGAAATGGAAACCAATATCTTTACCGGAGTCACTCCATCAGGTACCACAAGTTCATTAACGACACGAACAAAAAAGACACCATTTGAGTATTGACTTCCGGAAAGAAGATCGGGAGCAGATTCAGTATAAAAGGTGGGTACACCAGTTGATACTACATCACAGTAAGGTCGATCCTGTTGCCACGGAATCTTGACTGTAAAATCCCGACCCTCAGCCAGATCGATGATAGTGTTAAAGGTCACATTGTATGGATCTCCAGTCAAAGGACCATATGGATCATAAACAATTGCTATTCTTCCTCTATGATACTGTGAGGCCACAACCTGAAATCTATATTTCAGAGTGCCGCTCCAAGCAGTAAAAGCCCTAGTGGCAAAAGAAAGAGAAGTAGGAATCATTTGCACTTGGTCTGTTCCAGTGGTACGCCTTTCAGCCATTGGGTCAACAGTACAAGCAAAGATCACATCACTTACATTGTCCGAGACGTCCCAAGTAAATTGGGTCAAATATGATTCTCTCTGAGCCATGCAAGCTATGGTCATAGTGTCCTCCGAAGGAAGACCACACAAAGTTGGGTCTATCGAAATTTCCTGTTTACCGGTTATAGTTAGCTTCTGAGAAGTATCTGCACCTTCTGTCAAAGCCAAACTCGAAATTGGATAATTCCGCATAGTTGCTAAATCAGATACCACCGTTGGACGGGAATATCCAAACAAGCGTGCTATGGATCCAACTGCAGTGGCACCAATTTGTGTTGCCAAGGCAAAAGGACGGATAATAGGAACCTGTGCCAACAGTCCTGCATAAGTAGCCAGAGCACTAGATGGTCCAGAAATAACTCCGTTATCTTTGTACTCATCTGCCTGACTTTCCAGAGTAAAATAATCTGAGAAATCTAGTGTGCTCTGACCAGACAAGGCCACCAGGGCCATAGTTGGAGCAGTCAAGATGGGATTAATCATCTGAGCAAAAACAGTGATAGTTACTTCATCAGTTCCTGCATTTATCTGCACCAAATCGGCGAAACTTCCTATATCCAATCTTCCAATTTCAGTTGCAGCATGTTCTCCATTGACTAAATTAAAATAATTATAAGGCCAAAAGAACGGAGCACATAAACAACCACCTTTGCAAGTTGAAGCATTCAAAAACAAATGTGGACGTTGAGAACGAGTAATAAATTGCGTGTCACCCGCAATAGTTACTACTTCATTGGTTTCGTCCATATAAGCATATGAAGCTAGTAGCATTCCTGCGTGAAATGGTGTGCCATTAATCAAAATGGTTAACATCAGATCACCTTTAACAAGAGCATAATTGGCTATCTTCTTTAACACTGCGGGATTGTTTAAAAACAAATCCCACGGATAAATAGATGCCGTAAATGCTGCTCCTACAGACCAATTCTGCGTATGAATTTGTACCTTACGCTGTAAGAAACTTGTAATATCAGCCGCAGAAGAGTGCCCCTGATCAATAGCTAAAGTACGGGAAGGAGATTCCTCCACATACTGTTGCATTGAAGACGACGCATGAACCGCTGAAGTGGTTTGCGCCGATTGGGGTACCAGATCAAAATAGGTATTCGACATTGGTAGATTACTACCATTTTTAGTTTTGAGATTAATGACCTCCGTCGATGCAAAATTATCCATAATGCTTCACGTCAGATTGACGACTGTCCCGATCAGTGATAGTAGGGGCCTCCACGGGAATGTTCACCTACGATGGTCTTAAGCAGGACCACCGCTCTGTTTATTTTACTGCTAAACTGGCAGGGGATAAAGGATGTGCTATGAGTTACTTGAACCGTATACGCCAAGCTCTCACTAAAACGACTCCATACGTCCCAATTATGGACGGCATTAGCCATCCAATTCGTCATCGATCCCCAAAGTCCAGCGCAACGTCTTATCATAAGAATAAGAATGCTGGGCAATGAAGAAGTTCTCAACCTCAGGATAATGTTGCCAGATCAATTGCATCTTGGCCGTACACTCGTAAAAGACAGTGCGTCCATGAAGAGACCACTCACGACGAGCTTGTAAATAGCTCTGCGCCAGTTGTTCCTCATGAGATATACCACCGCGTTTCTCAGTGTACATGCACAAACTCTTGAATATACTCGACATCTTCAACGGAGCTATCCAACGTCCATTGTAATCAACAAATGAACGCTTCAAGAAATCACAATCAGTAAGTTTCAGGAAAGGAACGGATTCAGCATCCTTGTCCGCCATGGTATACTTAACACCATGGGCAGCTAAGGATGATGCCAAAGTTGTATGGTTAAATCCATCTTCACTTGATTCCATCAGATTATCATCCCCTAAGGTCATCAGGTGGACCTTCTGTCTAAATTCCTTCAAGTCATAACCTAAGTCATGCCATGAATGTCTGACATAGATGGAATTGGCAATAGAATTAATGATAACTGTTAGAGGATGTCCAGAAGAATTTCCTCCAAAGAACTGGATCAAATCTCCATTCATGTTCGTAATAGGAAAACACACATCGGTTCGAATACCAATAGAAATGCGTTCATCACGTGGTGACAACTTTCCCCTCAATGCATCCAGAACCGTAAAAGCTCCAGATATGAAAGGAGGTGTCATCGCCTTATCAAATGTCGAATAATCTCCGGCTATAGTTCTATCTCCACCAAATTGTGAGACAAACTTTCCAATATCATCCCAATCCGTAGAATAGGGATTCATGGAAACAGCACACTCAGTGGTAAAGTTATTGGTCATAAACGCACGAACCACCTTCAAATACTGTTTACGCACAACAATGCTAAATGCCACGTCACAGGCTGTAAAAACTCGTGTTGCTCCTGATTCACGCTTAGATTTCTTAACTGGTTCATCTTTCAATGTTCCATTAAATAAGATATCAGCGCGCTCACCAAGAGCATAACGGTTCTCAATATCATCAATCATAGTCTGAACATCCGATTTCGGCATATAGTATTCTATGCCGTCATCATCCTTCAGAAGATCAAAATACTTCCTTTTACATCCCGGAAAGAAAAAACCTCCCGAGGTGCTCATAGGTAGTAAATTGACATAGCTATCTCCATGGATACCATTGATTGCTGTACGCACATCAACAGTACCAACATCTTGAAGCCAATCCTTCTGAGTCGTCATGTCCAAAATATAGGACTTGACACAAAGTTCTACAGTTTCATCAATAAAATGAGGAGATAAAGAGCCTTGCTGTTCAGCCGCTATGGTAAATGGATTCAGCCATTTTCCGTCAACTTGTTCAGGAGCCATTAAAGGAGCAACCAAATTATTCTCAATACCAAAAGCTTCAACAACATCATCACAGATTTTTGACTTCTGCGTATGTGATGAAGGTTGGATCCTATGTGGGTAAGATCCCAGGACGATACCATTGGATTTAGCCCAATGTTGAACGCCCTTAGTAGGATGAGATTCACCTAGTTTTCCACTGGCTTGGGATCCTTGATGGATAAGTCCAGTAGTTGTTGCCTCAAGATATCTAACAGTTGACTCACCTATATAGGGGTCAAATATCTCCTGTGATAGAGGTGTAGATACCATACGAGGGTTCAACCCATTGGGTGACCCAGCAACATGCATACCAGTTATGTAATTGCCTAGTGGTTGTTTGGCAACTATCAAGCTGCCACAATCTCCTTTGACTGGAATCCTATCTGATCTAAATCCATCAAACATTAATCCCTTCACATCGCCGTACACAAGTTCCTTGTAGTGGGTGGTGTTACCGGTACCAAAGTCGGATAGCTGAGGATCAAATATAAGAACTTCCCTTCCTGCTTTGTCCACTTTCTTGGGCAAATATTTATACAAATTCTTCCTAGGAAGAACACTGGGAGAAGAAAAAATGACAATGTCATTGGGTAATCTCCTAACATTTGCCTCAGTCAAAGTGAAACAACGCTGCGGTTTCATGGGTGTATCAACATGTCCATAAAGAGCAACACACTGCCATGGACCAGTTCCCAAAGGAAATGCGTGTCCAACAGTACACTGCCAAGTATCAACAACTTGAAAGCTGTAAACACGTTGTTTACCCAGTGAACTATTAACATGTAATTCATAAACACTATGGGAAAGAGTATTATACAATTCTCCTTTGTTATTTCGCTTAGCAACTGATGGCATGACGAATTCGGAATTGGGAGATTGCGGAACCCACACATTTCCCTGTGCTTCTAGTGGGACAGGAGTCACAAAAGTATGTAACACCTTATCCACAAGAAAGTACACGGAGACAGATGCAGCTGCAACAGCAAAAAGTTTTGAAGCTGCTCTTAAATGAGGAGGAATGTCACCAGAAAAATGTTCAATAAAATAATCTCTGGTGTAATCTCGTAAGGACTTAGTTCCCATTAAATACATAAACAAAGTATTATAGACTCCAG